GGTTCCTCAACTTCAACTGGAATACCATCAAAAGTTTCATGACCAAACTGTTCAATGATTTCTGCAGAAACATCAATTTCTACACCCTCATCAACAACACCAAAATCGCACAAGTAAATTTTCTTTTTAGTTGTTACTAACATAGTTACCCCCATTAAATTGTATTCGCATCAAACACCAAGAATGCAGAAATAGCGCCAGCAGTCATATTGTTAGCGTTAATTCTGATATACTCTTTTGCACCTTGTCCTAAACGTGTAACAATCTCTGTACCTGCTTTAGCGTTTGCAGGCAACGTAATGCCATGAAGTAAAACTGCATTAGCCATATTTTCTTTATCAGAGGTATACACATTGAATAAAGGTGTACCAGTTACATCTTTTTCAAGGCGAATTACAAGCCAAGGTGCAACATATGCATTACCAGCACCACCATTATAAACAACGTCGGAATTTGTGTTTGTAGTAATATCTTTACGTAAGAAAAACGTATTATCTTTATCTAACATCATAAGTAGTTACCCCCTTAAATTATCGTACTTGTTGTTCGCCAATGATCAATGCATCAGTTCGTCTAACTGGTGTACCATTGAAATCAACTGTAATTTTACCCGGCTCTTCACCAGCTGCAGTTTGGTATTTATGCCCCTCGTTAAGTTGTTTACGCAAGAAACCACGAACAGTTTTATTCATGTACCAAACTGGTCTACCCATACCTAGGTTAGGCACTTTTTCTTCTGCATCAATCATTAGGTCGATTAAATCAGCACCAGTGGATGCATCCTTTTTAAGTTTAGTAACATCAATGTTTGCAATGCGAACCACATATCTCCAATCACGAACAGTTAAGCCGTTTTTCCATTGGTAGTGTGTTTGGTATGCTTTATACTTTTTACCCTCTGGTGTTGTTACATCAACAACACCATCATCTTCCATTTCAAAGCCAACTTTAGAACCTTTTGGATAAATACCATGTACTGTATTAGGACTCCACACCACAAGCCAAATAGATGTTAAGTTCGCACCAGTACCGCCAGCATCAATAATGTTTTCACCACTTTTAGCGGTTTTGTCAGAATAACGTGGTGTCAAACCAACAAACTTTTCTGGCATTGCTTTAGAACCATAGAATAGAGTGGATGCCATTTCTTGGTTCATTGCTTCTAGGAATGCACGATCTTCTTGTAAACGGAATTCTTTTGCGTTGTTAGCAATCTTTGCCAATTCACGGTCAACAACTGCATACGCCTCTAGCATACCGCAAGTGTCAGTAGCTTGTGCAGTTGCAGATTTACTAGGTTCTACACCATCATTAAACACACGCCATGCAACTTTAGGTAAGCCAGTTCGTACTGTAGATACATTACCAGTAGGTAAGTTACCCTCTAGCATAGTCATATCTGTTAAAACTTCGTTTGTTTGGTTCATCATCTCAACAATTTTGTCAAGATTACCATCACCTGTCATACGTTTTGCAACGTCTAAAATAGTTGGGTTCATAGTTCCGATTGCCATTAATTAATCTCCTTTTACATATCCTTATAAATTCGATTTGCTAATTCTTGTTCAGTTGTAATTTCTGTAGCTGGCTTGCTATTGCTTGTATTGCTATCTTCACCAGCCATGCCAGCGATCTGCGCAAACAACTGAATTAACTCAACACGATTTCCTAAACCATTTTCAGCTAAAATTTCACGAATGTTTGGGATAGATTTTTCTACTACTTCTACACCTGCGCCTGCCTTAGCTACAGTTTCATCGTATTTATTACCTAATACCTCTTTTGTGTGTTCTACGTAGTTGTTATACTGTTCTACCAAAGCCTCTTGCCTTTTAACTTCATAAGCAGTTACAAGATCAGTAGCATACTTGTTACCAAATTTAGCTAACTCTACCGCCTGCTCTTGCGTAGCACCTACACCATTAAGCATTTTAGAAAACTCATCTGCGATTGTTTGGTCTACTTCACCACTTTCAAATGCTTTTGTGAAATCATAAACAACAGGTTCTGCAGATGGTTCTTGGTTACCGCTTGTGTCAGTACCACCACCTAAGATTGTTCCTTGTTGTTCTTGTGTATTCGTGTCTTGTGGTGTACCACTTTCCGCACTCATTGTGTTATCATTCGTGCCTTGTTCTAATTCTTCTGCCATGTGGTTTATTCACCTTTCTCTTTTAATGCCTCAAATAATTTTTGTTGTTCGATATATTCCAGTTGTGCTTGATGATATTTCTTTACACCCTCCACACCATCACCAATTTGTCCTAGCATATTCATGTATGCTAAACCTACTTTTCGTTTACCCTCGTTAAAGAATGTTTCAGAATTACCAGTAAACGATTGTTTCAATATGTCGGTTCGGTCTAAAAGCCTACAAAAAAACCACCTACCAAGTTCAGTACTTAGTACGTGGTTAAGTGCATCAATATCACGATCACGAATATATTCTTGTTTTGTTTTACTCATCTACACCCCCATACCCATTAATTGTTGCATTACTGGGTTTCCATCATTGGCTGCATCTGTTGCTTGTTTAGCAGCACCAGCCATTTGAGGTGCTAATTGTGCCATTTGTAATGCTTGTGCTTGTTCTTCTTGCTCTTGTTGTGCTTGTTCTTGTTCTTCCATAAGTGCTTTATACTCATCATTGGAACGAATAACCTTAATTGGTACACCAAGATTTACACCATAGATGTCAGCTGCCTCTTCAAAGTTGAATTTCTGAACGATGTTAGCATTGCCCTGTGCTAATGACATGATGAACGCATAGTACTGTTCAATATTAACCAAGGATGACATTTTCTGTGCTTGTGCTAATGGTGAAATGTATTCAATCTTCACATACAAACCATTTAGCATTTCCGCTGCTTCATCGTCAATCGGTGGAAATATTCCAGCTCTATCCAAGATGCCATAAGTACGTTCAATGATTGGGTTCAAGAACTCACTTTGTAAGCGTTCAACTACAGGACCTAATTGTTGCATCTTTTCTTGTGTACGCTCCATAACCTCACGTGCGGTCATTTGCCCTGCATCAAGGTTATCAAGCATCAAGAATAAGTCAGCACTATAGGCACGTTTAATACTTTCAGATACAAACTGTATCTTAGCTTGTACATTCGCAACATCAATGCCTACATTAAAGATTGGTTCTACCTTTTCGTTAGTATCAACTTCCGTTACACCGCCCGGAAATAGATTTACGCTACCAATAACACCAGATGATGCACTCATAGGTGGTTTAATACCCAGTTCAATAGCCGTTACTAAGTCTTTCTCTAAGAGTTGTAACATCTGTGCATCTGACTGTGCGAACCATGCACACCCTTTACCATAACCGCTTAGATCATGTGTAGTGTGTCTTGCAATAGGAATAGACCATTCTTCAAAGCCACTATGTCTTAGTACCTCATCGGAGTTACTCCCCTCTATCCAATAAATGGATGAATAAGGCATATTCTTATTGCCTAATTTCCCATTGCGGTCTTTATTAGGTGTTACTAACCAACACACAACATGAGTTGTTGCATTACCTTTGCCATCGTCATATTCACGTTTAACTTGTTCGGTGCAAGCATCATAACCAAACTCTTCAACAAGCTGGTCTGCGGTCATGCGATATTTTCTACCAAAGGTATTAACTTCACCATTACTACCACACTCTAATGCATATGTACCGATTGGATAAGATGTGAACCTTACACCAAACTTAGGGTCAGGCATGATAGACATAGGTGCTTGCCCAAATGGTAACTCCATATAGGCTTGATGCACTACGTTATAGAAATTAGATTTAGCAAATACCGCATAAAGTATTTCTTCACGTTCATCTAATACCTTACTAACATCACTATTAGCTGCTAGGTCAGTATTCTCTAATGTCAACTTAAACCACTTACGGCTAGGCGGTGTCATACCGCTCATTACACCTGATGCAAAGATTTGGCAACTTTCCCAAGCCACACCATTATTAATCTTATCGGTGTAGACTTTTGATTGGTCTTGCTCATCGTCAAATAAGCCTAGGAAGGGTAGTTGATAATCTCTAATGTCTTTCCATTTAGTAACGTACTTTTGACGATTGTTGAACATAGCATTAAACTTTGCCTTAATTTTCGTGTAATCACGTTTTTTAGGCATCGCATTTGTCGGTTGTCTAGCAAGCGTTGATAGGATAGTTCCTTGCATATCTAACCCCCTAATGTTGTTTTAGTGCCAGTTGCCGTAGATAAGATAGTACTTTCAAAGCCTTTCTTACCTTTCTTTTTCTTTGCATACCAATCTTCACCAGTTGTTGTAGTAGCATCATCCGTTTGTACAGTTGGTGCTGGTGCTGGTGCTGGCATTGGTGTGTTAGGCATCTTATTCTTCATGCACATTAAATCACCCCTTATCGTTTAAATGGATCATACTCGGTATTAGCATGAACCCTACTCCCTACATTCACTTTTTTATTGACCCTGAACGCAAAGGTCAAGGCTAATGCATCGCCCTTGTTCGGAGATGGTAAGCCACGTTCTTTCATATCCTTTTTACTTTCAAGTTGTATTCTGCCGTTCTTATCAATGATAGCCTCAGGACTTGTTATATCATCGTATAGTCCTTGGTCATTAGGTGGAATAGAACCGCCCTCTTTTAGCCAGTCTTTCATTTCGCCCCACATATATGCACGCATATTGAGATACATATCATTAGGTGCTTTACCACCAAAGGCAACTAACCGCCATTTCCTACCCATTGATTTACCGATACTATAAATGCCAGTTCCGTAGCCTTGGTCGATAAATACTGCATCAGCTTTATATTCATCTTCAAATTGGGCAATGAGGTTAGCCATTCGCATATCATCATCATTCTTTTCAATAGTTGCTAGGCACTTCATAGAGTAGCCATTACGCATTACGATTTCTAACGTATCACCGCCAGTCCATGCAGGGTCAACACCAATGATTGTTGGTAAGTTGTTAAACTGTCCAACTTTGTATACTCGTTTCTGTGCCTCGTCTGCTATTTCTGCGGATATAAACTGTGTATCAGATGCACTAGGGAATAACCCTCTTACACGCACTTTTACAAAGTCGCTATCCTCACCATGAATATCAACCCATTCTTGCAACTTAGCTTTGTTTGAGATTTTAACAGTACGGCTATCTATTTGATATGTAGTCCAGTAGTTACGATGTTTCCTGAAACATTCTCTAAAACGTCCACTATTGCGTGTAGGGTTTCCAAACACACACCATATAATCTCGGTTTCCTTATCCGTTAATGCACCCTCTGTTACTTCCCATATCTTATCGGAAATAGCTGATGCCTCATCGAATATGATAAGTATTCTGTTACCTTGATTGTGCAAACCTGCGAATGCCTCTGGGTTACTTTCACTCCACGGAATAGCATCTATCCGCCATGT